GCGCTCCCCTCCCCATTTTGATAAATTCCCTAAATGAAAATTCGGAAGGAGGTGAGGGAATGGCTAGACCGCGGCAACCTGTTGACTTGCTACTGGTGAAAGGCAAGAAAAACTTGACAAAGCAAGAGATTGAGGAGCGTCGAGCACAGGAAGTAAAGGCACCAAACGACAAAGTAAAAGCTCCATCATATTTGCCAAAAGACTTAAAAAGAGAGTTTAAAAAGATAGCGGATGAGCTAAAAAACATCGGAATTATGACTAATTTAGATGTGGACGCGCTTGCCCGTTTTTTGTTTGCTCAAAAACAATACTTGGAAATGACCGAAGTCTTACTCGAAACGCCCATTACTGCATTAGTTGAGGATGATGACGGAAATAAATTTGAAGTAGCGAACAAGACATACAGTGATTTGCTTATCAATCAAGACAAGCTGTTCAAACAATGCCGGCAAGCCTCTAGTGATTTAGGGCTGACCATTTCCTCTCGCTGTAAACTTGTTATCCCGAAAAAAGATGATGGGAAACCGAAGTCAAAAGAGGAAGAACGGTTCGGGGGCCGCATGTAATGCAAGAGATTACAGCCGAAATTCTCATTGAGCGGGTTTGGTCATATGCTGAGAAAATTCGCCTCGGTGAAATTAAGGCAGGCAAAAAGCAAAAATGGGGCTGTAGAGCGATTTTTTAAAGATGTTGACCGGCTCGCAGAAGATGACTGCCCTTATTACTTTGATGCTGAAGCTGTGGTGGATTTTTATGAATGGTCGCGGCAATTTAATCATGTCGAAGGTATACTTGCAGGGCAGCCGATTGAATTAACAGACTTTCAGCTTTTTATTGCGGCCAACATATACGGATTCTATAAAAAAGAAAATGGCGCCCGCCGGTTTCGGAAAGCTTATATCCAGCTGGCCCGTAAAAATGCGAAATCGCAATTTTTAGCTTTAATCGCGTCGTATGAGATTTTCCCGACACAAGAAAAACACCGGGTATTTATCGCAGGCTGGTCCCGTGAACAATCAGATGAAGTATACCAGGCAATTCTTGAGCAACTGCATCACGCGCCGATACTCAAAGGGAAATATACCTCTGCTAATGGCCGCGTGAAAAAATATAAAACAAACTCTATTATCCAGCCTCTTTCCCGTGAGGCCCGGAAGCTCGGGGATGGTAAAAACCCATCATTGGGAATCGTGGATGAATACCACGCACATGAAACAAGTGAGATTTACGACGTCCTGGACAGCGGGATGGTCGCCCGGCGCAGTCCGTTAATGGCCGTTATTACGACAGCGGGTTTCAACATGGAGCGGCCATGCTTTAAGGAATATCAATATACGAGTAAAATTCTTGATCCAGACATTGACACGGAGAATGATGATTATTTTGTTATGATCTGTGAACTGGACCCGGAAGATGACATAAAAGATGAATCAAACTGGATCAAGGCGAATCCGATTGTGGCAACGTACCCCGAGGGGATGGAGTCATTACGTTCTGCTTTAAAAGTGGCTCTTGAAGTGCCTGAAAAGATGCGCAGTTTCCTCACCAAAAATATGAACCGATGGGTTGACCAGAAGGACAATGGTTATATGAAGATGACAAAATGGCGCGCTTGCAGCGGGGAAATTCCTGATCTGCAAGGACTGCCCGTTTATTTGGGCCTTGATTTATCAATGACAACAGACTTAACCTCCGTTGGATATGTGGCCGTGCAAGACGGCTTTTTCTATGTCGGTCAACATTCCTTTATGCCTGACGCACGAGCCAATGAAAAAATGGCGACGGATAAAGTGCCATATGATTTGTGGAGAGAGATGGGATTTATCACTTATACATCTGGCGAAGAGTTGATTATCAATTAGTTGAACAATGGATCATTGAATTTATTCATAAAAACCGTTTTCGGCTACAAGAGACAGCATATGACAAGTGGAATGCTCTTCATTTAGCGCAACGGCTTGAATCAAAAGGGCATACAATGGTGGAACTGCCGCAGAGAATCAATCATCTTTCATTGCCAACAAAAAGTTTCCGAGAAAAGGTATTTGAAAGGAAAGTCGTGCATGGTGATGATCCGGTTTTAACATGGGCAATTAATAATGCAATTACGAAAATGGACCCACAAGAGAATATCATGCTGGATAAAGCAAAATCACCGCAGAGAATTGACCCTATTGCGGCTGTTATAAATGCATTTGCCCGTGCCATGTATTTCGGCAATAGTGGAAGAGTTGATTTGAATGAACATTTTGGCTCCGGCAATTTCAGTTTTTAGGATGTGAGAAGTATGAAAAAGATTAGTGTCTTTTTTGCTGCCTTGTTTAACCCTAGAGTTTTTAAAAAAGGGTTTTCTTTTTTCTTATTGATATTAAATGATCTGCTGTTTATGGCGGGAGCCGCCTTTATTCTGACAGCTGTCTATAGATGGAGCACAAACATCGGTCTTATTCTGACGGGTGTCTTTTTAATGTTTTATGCTTACCTCATATCAAAGAAAGCGAGGTGATATAAATGCTGCTTGAACGAATGTTTGAGAAACGTTCTGGCTCGTCAGATCATGAAGATGGTTTTAACAACATTTTATTAAACATGTTCGGCGGCCGGAAAACAGCAAGCGGCGAAAGAGTGAGCGAAAGCAACTCACTTGTGCAACCGGACATATTTGCATGTGTCAATGTATTGTCGGATGACATTGCGAAACTGCCAATTCACACATATAAAAGAACGGACGGCGGCATAGAGCGGAAACCCGAGCACAAGTCCGCGCATGCTGTTTATGCTCGGCCGAATCCTTACATGACAGCCTTCACGTGGAAAAAACTCATGATGACTCATGTTCTGACTTGGGGGAATGCATATTCCTATATTCAATTCGGATCACATGGTTACCCGGAAGCGCTCTTCCCCTTACGACCTGATTACACGAATGCTTACGTTCATCCGACAACAGGCATGCTGTGGTATCAAACTGTGTTAAACGGGAAAGCCATTGAATTATACGACTACGAGGTGCTGCATTTTAAAGGGCTCTCGACTGACGGAATACATGGTAAATCACCTATTGGCGTTGTGCGGGAGCATATCGGGGCGCAAGCGGCTGCCACAAAATATAACGCCAAACTGTACAAGAACGAGGCAACTCCTCGGGGGATATTGAAAGTCCCGGCGTTCCTGGATGAAAAACCAAAAGAGAACGTGCGCAAAGAGTGGAAACGAGTGAATAAGGTTGAAAATATCGCCATTATAGATTACGGACTGGAATATCAATCTATTTCCATGCCCCTACAAGAAGCTCAATTTGTTGAGTCTATGAAGTTTAACAAAGCACAGATTTCCATGATTTATAAAGTCCCGTTGCATAAGCTGAACGAATTGGATAAAGCGACATTTTCAAATATTGAGCATCAGTCCATTGAATATGTCAGAAACACGCTGCAGCCGTGGATTGTGAATTTTGAACAAGAACTAAACGTTAAATTGTTCTTAGATCACGATCAGAAAAGCGGCCATTACGTGAAATTCAATATAGACAGCGAGCTGCGCGGTGACAGTAAGACGCAAGCGGAGTATTTGAAAACACTTCATGAAACAGGAGTGCTAAATAAAGACGAAATCAGAGAATTACTTGAGCGCAACCCTATTGAAAACGGCGACAAATATATCTCCAGCTTAAACTATGTGTTCCTTGATTTTTTGGAAGAATATCAGCGGCTTAAAGCTGGCGGCGCCATGAAGGGGGGTGACAACAAGAATGAAGGATAAAGAGGTGCGGCATCTGACGACGCCGATTGAACTGCGTTCCGAAGGTGAAGGGCAGAGTGAATATATCGAAGGGTACGCTCTCAAATTCGAAAAATGGTCAGAACGTTTGGGCTGGTTTAAAGAGATAATCAGTAGAACAGCTCTTGACTCAGCTGACATGTCTAACGTCATCGCCCTTTTCAACCATCAGCAAGATTTCCCCTTAGCGAGAAATACTGTTTCCGGGGATACTGGCCGCCTTGAATTAGAAACAGATGGGATAGGCCTCAAATTCCGATTCAAGCCCTCAGACACGTCATATGCGCGTGATTTAATGGAGAATGTCAGGAGCGGTGTGATCAATCAGTGCTCCTTTGCTTTTTCACTTGATTATGGGGATGCTGAGGCAGATGAGTGGCGTATCAATGAAGATGAGGACATTTATGAGCGACGAATTAATAAAATCAATCGTATTTTTGATATTTCGCTCGTCACTACGCCTGCTTACAGCGATACTGAGGCGGTTGTAGGTGCCCGGAGTTTAGAAAAGGTAGAGCAGCTGAAAGAAAGACGTAATTCATCAGATGAAGCGTTAAAAATGGAATTGGAACTATTAGGCCTTGTACTCCCGGAGTAAGGTCTTTTTTAGTGCAGAAAACAAGGAGGAAATGATTTTATGCCAATGCAAATGAGCAAAAAAGAAATCGCATTAAGACAACAGTTTACTGAAAAGAAGCAGCAAGCAGACAAGGCACTGCAGGAGGGCAATACCGATGAAGCGCGTGCATTGCTTGATGAAGTGAAACAGCTTAAAAATCAAATCGAATTGATGACCGAAGGACGTTCACTTGATGTCCCGGATTTACCGGGCGGTGTAAACTTTGTGCCCGAGCAAGAGCGCAACCCAGAGGGGCAGCGTTCACAAGGTCAAGGAAATGAGGAAAGGCAACAGCAATACAGCAAAGCTTTCCTTAAAGGATTGAGAGGCAAAAGACTTACCGACGAAGAGCGTGACCTTCTGGATAGTCCAGAATTTAGAGCGATGTCCGGTATAAATGATGAAGATGGCGGAATTTTGATCCCAGAGGATATTGGAAGGCAAATCCATGAATTTAAACGTCAGTTTGAGCCGTTGGAACAATATGTAACCGTTGAACCTGTCACAACTCGATCTGGAACTCGTTTACTTGAGAAAAATGCTGATATGGTGCCGTTTTCACCTGTAGAGGAATTGGGGAATTTACCTGAGATTGATCAGCCTAGATTCACAAAAGTATCCTACTCAATCATAGATTATGGTGGCATCATGACTCTATCTAATTCAATGTTGAATGACTCTGACCAAGCGATCATGACATATGTAGCAAAATGGTTCGCAAAGAAATCAGTTGTTACCCGTAACAATTTGATTTTGGCTGCAATTGCATCATTGAAAAAAGTAGATATTGATGGTTTGGATGGTATTAAAAAAGCATTAAATGTCACGCTTGATCCGATGGTGGCGCCGGGTTCTATCGTGCTGACAAACCAAGACGGATATGACTGGTTAGACACGCTTAAAGATGGGACAGGCAGATACCTATTACAGCCGGACCCAACCAATCCTACAAAGAAGTTGCTTGATGGACGACCTGTCGTGCCTTTTACTAACAGAGTATTAAAAACTCAAAAAGGTAAAGCTCCTCTCATCATCGGGAATTTAAAAGAAGCGATTGTTCTGTTTGATCGTGAACAACAGTCAATTGCATCCACAGACACAGGGGCAGGAGCATTTGAAACAAATTCAACAAAAGTCAGAGGGATTGAACGAGAAGATGTCCGTAAATGGGATGAGGATGCTGTAGTATTCGGACAAATCACGGTTGAATAAGGAGAGATAATATGAGCTATTCAACAAAAAACTACACCGCCGACGGGGGAAATCGTACCGTCATCGGCGGTGTTTTAGAAATTCCCGGGGGCAAGGTCATTAAAGATGGACAAGAGGTCAGTTTAGACGGCGGAAACCAATCTGAACCAGGACCCGGAAGCGTAACCCATGAAATGCTGGCGGATAAGTCGGTCCGCAGCAGGAATATCGGCACCGGCAGTGTAATGGAAGAACACTTAAATTCATCTGTTTTAGATCGTCTCAAGGCTATTGAAGATAAATTGAAAGAGCTTGCCGGTTCTGAGTCTGACGGAAAAACGGAATAAAAAATAAAAGGAAAAGGATGATTACAGATGGCTGAAGATTATTTATATGAAAGTAATGGAGTCAAAACTTCATCTGAAAAAGGAAAAGACGGCAAGGCGATAACGCCGGTCTATCTCAAAGAAAACAGCGAAGAAAATCCTCTTTTTGTAAAAGGACTGCAGGGTGAAAAAGGTGAGAAAGGAAACAAAGGCGATACCGGTAAACAAGGTCCTCAAGGAGAACCGGGGGAACCCGGCCCGCAAGGACCAAAAGGCGATAAGGGGGAACCCGGGGAACAGGGGCCACAGGGTGAACCGGGACCGGCCGGACCAAAGGGAGATACTGGCGAGCAAGGCCCGCAAGGTGAGAAAGGAGACAAGGGTGATCCGGCTGTTATTGAAGAAAGCAGCATTACGTTTGAAATGCTTGCAGAAAAATCCGTCCGGAGTAAAAACATCGGAACTGGCAGCGTGATGCCGGAGCATCTAAACAGCGAAATTACAAAAGTGCTTGATGAATTGAAACAAAAAATGAATAACCTTGAAAGTGACCTGGCTGCTTTGAAAGGAACCGAAGAAGAACCGACAGAATAGGCGGTGTGTCCTGAATGGATTTAGAGGCTATTAAAAATTATTTAAAAGTCGAGCATGAAGAAGATGATCGTCAGCTTTTGAATCAAATGGCGGCGGCCAAAAGCTATATTATCAACGGGATAGGCAGGTATATTGAAGGGCACCCGCAATTTGAGCTGGTGCTTCAAATGCTTGTCCAACATTGGTATGAAAACAAAGGGATATATGAGACCGGGGGAACCGGCTTATCTATCCCTTTTACTGCTGAAAATATATTGACGCAGCTGCGTTATGTATCTGTGGAGGAACAAGAAAATGAGAAAAAAGATCAGCCAACTCCGGCACCGTCTGACCTTTCAAAAGAAAAACGAGACACAGGATGAAGAAGGTAATTGGAATGCAACCTATGTGGACTTATTCACGGTCTGGGGAGCTGTGGAGGGGGCTGGTTCTCTTGGGAATAGCGAATCTATGATTGCCGGAGCATTGGGAGTCAAGACCCCTAAAAAAATCACGGTGCGTTACCGGAAGGATATAAAACCGAATATGCGGATTGTTAAGCGCGTTCCTAAAGATAAGACGGAACGCGTTTTTGATATTTTGGACACTAACGATCCGGATGATCAAGAGGAAGAGCTTGAGATTCTTTGTCAGGAGGTGGGAATCAATGGCTGATATGAGCTTTGATGGTATAGATGATCTAACGCAGTATTTTGAAAAAATCGGCGGAGACATTGAAAAGGTGGAACCCGTAGCACTAAAGGCCGGCGGTGAAATTATCGCTGAACGGCAACGCTCCCACGTTAACCGGAGTGATAAAAAACAACCTCATATGCAGGACAACATCACAGTCTCCAATGTCAGAGAATCCAAGGACGGAGTGAGGTTTGTGGCCGTTGGTCCGAATAAAAAGGTAGCGTATCGCGGGAGGTTCTTGGAGTGGGGAACCTCAAAAATGCCGCCGCAACCGTTCATAGAAAAAGGTGGAAAAGAAGGGGAGGGGCCTGCTGTGGAATTAATGGAGCGAATACTTACAGCGCCGATCAAATGACCTACTCTCCTAAAATTGAATTGGTGAGCACACTTAATTCCAGTGCCTTTTTAAAAGGCCTGACATCTGGCGGAATTCATAACCTCGTTGCGAATGATGTCAGCGCATTTCCGAGAGTAGTTTTTTCGGAGATTCAAGATGCTGATGCGGATTTTGCAGACAACGAGGTCTATTCATTTGAGGTGCGTTATCAGATCAGTATTTTCACTCAAGCGAGCACCCGCGGCAAGGAAACAGCGATTGCTTCCGAAATAGACAGGCTTATGCGGGAAATCGGCTACAGCCGGTATGATTCTCAAGATTTATACGAAACAGACACAAAGGTCTTTCATAAGGCCAGACGTTATAAAAAAACCTATTATCAGGAGGTAAATTAGATGGGGAAAGTATTATCCGGCTTGGATATGTTTCATATCGCCGAAGTATTGAAAGACACCAAAGATGAACTTGAATTTTCGGTTCCAGAGGAATTGCCAGGCGCAGTTAGTATGAAACTTGATCCGAAATCTGAAACAGAAACCTTCTATGCAGATAACGGTGCGTTTGCACAGTTAAGCAGCTTAGGAGACATTGACGGGGAAATGGAAGTTGCGGATTTACCCCTTGATATGCAGGCGAAAATTTTCGGGAAAACAGTTGAAGGTGGTATTCATTTCTCTAGTGCAGATGACAGGACTCTTGAAATTGCATTGGGTTTCCGCGCCAAAATCTCAACGGGTGGATACCGTTATTATTGGGCCTTGAAAGGAAAACCGGAATTAGTACCTGTTGAACATAAAACAGAGGAAGGAAAACCTTCTCCTCAACCTACCCAAGTCAAAATAAAATTCAGCCCGTTAACAAATTTGAAAAAAGGAAAGAAAAGATGGGAAGCAAAGGCGGAAGAGGGCAACGGAATCAACGCCGAAACATGGTTTAAACAAGTTGTCTATAAGGACATCACAAAAGAGGAACCGCCTGTCGTTGATGTTGGTAAATAATTCATTGAGCGCCTAAGAGCGCTCTTTTTATATGGAAAAGGAGGAACTTACATGGAAGCATTGTCTATTACACTTCGGCTTGATGGCAAAGATAAAAAATTTGTTACACCTGACCACATTACAGGTTTATTGTTCCGGAAGGCTGCAAAAATTACTGATGATTTTGAATCCCAAGATTCTGAACGTCTTTTTACTGATGAACAAATTGAATTCGTCTGTAATACCTTTGGCCAGAAATTCACGCCTGATGAGTTTGAAGAAGGGATTGACGCCCGGTTAGCAGGAAGGACAATTTTTGCTGCTGCACAGTATGTGTTGGGGAACATTGCAGATGCAACGGCTCTTTTAAGTAGCGGAGAAATTTCCAATGGTGAAGAGCCGGGGGAGTAAGTCTGTCTGAGTCAGTCCTTGATATGTACAACGCCCTTGAGGAAATAGGATATACGCAGAATCAAATTGACGAAATGGACATTGTCTATCATCTGAAAAGACTGGCTCGGAGAAAATCACAAGAGAAGGCACGAACGAAGGCAAAAAACAATGATGAACCTATGTATATTGATGAAATTCTCGGATAAGGAGGTGCCCGATTGAGCAAAGACATAAAGGTCAGGCTGTATTCGAATTCATCTGAGTTTAAAAAAGAAATGAGCGCCTGTGCTGTTCAAATGAAAAATTTGAAGTCGGAATTTGAAAAAAACCGTACGGCAGTGGGTGTGTGGGGAAACGAATTAAAAACTGCTCAAGTAACCGAAAAAACATTAACACAACAATTGGAAACACATAAACGTAGAGTAAAGGCGCTCGAGAGAGCTTACGCAGACGCGGCTATAAAAAAAGGGAAAGACATAAAAGAAACACAAACCCTCGCCCGCCGTTTAAATAACGCTACTGCCGCAATGAATAAGACGCAAAACGCGCTAAATAGTACGACTCAGAGGATAAAAGCGTTAGAGGAGGCAGCGAAAAGAGCTTCCTCCCGTGTTCGGATCATGGGCGAACGAATGGATTCAATTGGTGGAAAAATGCGTTCAGTTGGTTCGTCAGTAGCTATGACATCGGGCATCGCCTTTGGTGCGCTGGCTCTGTCCCTTCGTGATGCTGTTCAGGTCGGCATTGACTTTGAAAAGCAAATGAGTAAGGTGCAGGCCATTTCCGGCGGATCAGCGGCAGAGATCGCAAAATTGAGAGAGCAAGCAAAAGAACTCGGTGCAACCACTGTTTTCACAGCAAGTCAGGCAGCGGATGCACAGGGTTTTTTGGCAATGGCTGGATTTAAGGTGAATGACATTTATGACGCAATGCCGGGAATGCTCAGTCTGGCGGCGGCCGGTCAACTGGAATTAGGAATGGCCGCGGATATTACATCAAATATCATGTCTGCCTTTGCTCTAAAAGCAAAAGAGTCAGGACACGCCTCGGACGTTATTGCTTACGCCGCAGCCAACGCAAACACCAACGTCGAACAGATGGGCGAAGCCATGAAGTTTTTGGCGCCGAACGCTAATTCTCTTGGTTGGGGAATGGAAGAATCACCGGCCGCCATTATGGCTTTTGGTGACGCAGGTCTGCAAGGTTCAATTGCAGGGCAGGCTTTTGGTACATCCTTGATCCGTCTCGCTTCGCCAACGGGGAAGGCTTCGAAGCTTGTCAAAAAATTAGGTTTTAATTTCTTCGATGCAGCCGGAAACATGAAAAGCATGCCGGAAGTCGTTGAGGAAATGGAAAAAGGTCTGAAAGGCATGACCAAAGAGCAACAGGCGGCCGCATTAAAAACGATCGTGGGCGCTGAAGCATATAAACATTGGGCTGTCCTTCTTCAAAAAGGTTCAAAGGCTCTTGGGGATAATACTAAGGCGCTTGAAAAATCAGATGGAGCCGCTAAAAAGATGGCGGATACAATGCTGGATAATGCACACGGAAGCATAGTAGCTTTTCAGTCAGCACTTGAAGGGGCAAAAATCAAACTGACGGAAAGCCTTTTGCCTGCCCTGGGCGATTTAGCAAACAAGGGCAGCGACTTGATTATGATGTTTAATAATCTGGATTCCGGCACCGTGCAAACCATAGCGAAAACAGCCGTTCTGGCGACAGGTGTATTAGGGGTTACGACAGCCGTCGCCACGCTTACAGCTGGAATAGGGGCGCTTTTAGCGTTTACCGGTCCTGTTGGCCTTGCAATTGTCGGAGGTACAGCGCTGCTAGGCGGTATTTCGGTTGCTACTTACGCTTACACTGAACAATTGAAGAACCAGAAAAAGCAGCAAGAAGAGGCGCGAGAATCTGCCTTGCTTTACGGTGAGGGTGTTTCTAAAGCAACACAAAAATCTGCTTCCGCCTATGTGGACTTAAGAGAAAAGGCAGAACTGCAGCTGTTTGAATTGACCCGGGTATCTGGTTCAGAAGCTCAGAAGATGTCAACTAAATTAGTTGAAACTTATGCCAGTATGCGCGACCAGCTAATACAAGAACTTGAAGGGCTTAAAAAGGATGCTCTGGTTGTCTTAAAAGGGCTATATGCGGACACCGATGAGAAAACAAAAAAAGCCGGCGAAAAGATGACTGACAAGATGGTCGGCGCAATTGATAAAGATATGCAAGAGGCTAGGAATAAACTAAAGCAGTTAAACGCACTGCAAAAAGAGACAGGCCTCGTCACTTCCAATATGAATGCCTCACAAAAGAAGCAATTCATTGACATTGTTTCCTATTTTGAATTGTCTACAAGTAAATTTGCGGCCAATCAAAAAGAAGCATTAGCAATGCAAAAAGTAGTAACGGATCAGCAAGGACAGCTTTCATTTAAACAAGCTCAGAAGTACAACAACGACATTAAAAAAGTCTATGACGATGGTAAACAAGCCGCCAAGAAAGATATGGATTACAGAAATGATGTTATTGAGAAGTTGTTTGCGCAGGGATATATAGAGGCGGAACAAAGAAGATCATTACTGAGCAAAAGCACGGCTGACTATAATACCGCATTAGCAAAAAACACGGATGCCTATGAAAAAAATTCAAGAGCCTTATTTCCCAAAATGTCACGAGACGGCAAGCTGCTTGATTTAGAGACCGGAAAGGCATTGGATAAACAAGATGAGTTTATATCTAATTCAATGGGGATTATGGTCAAAACTGAAGAGTCAGAAGCTCAATATCAAGAACGATGGGCAGCCCGGCAAATAGATTTTCTTCAAAAATTAGGACAATCCAAAGAAGAAGCAATTGAGACTACCCAACAGGCTTTAGAAGAGTTTTACCAAGGCATGGGGATTACCCAAGAACAAGCCCGTGAAGAAGCAAGTCAGATGGTTGCCAATGTTGAAGGGGAATTAGATAAGCCGACAAGCGCCGAACAATCAGGGAAGAAGGTTGCCGAGGACTTTTCCGCTGGCTTGAAGCAGTCCACACCAGCAGTTATTGGCGGGGGGACGGTCTTACAGCAGGCCCTTAACAATTCGCTTTCCGCAGATAACACCACGCCCGCACAGGCCGGACAAAATAAAGGAAATGCCTTTCGTACCGGTATCAATTTTACAAAGCCCGGTAATGCACAAGCAGGATCGTCTATACTTCAATCTGCTTTAAATGAGATGAAGAAAGGCGGCGGGCAAGCAAATGCAGCAGGACAAAACAAAGGGAAATAAGCATAAAGCTGGTTTAACGTCTACCAAAGGCGCCAATACATCTGCGGCCGGCTCTCTCAGCTCATCGGTAACGAGCAATTTAGCCAAAACCTCAGACGGCGGAGGCGGTAAAAAGGCCGGAACTGAATTGACCAGCGGCGTTCTCAGTAAAAAGGGCACAGCAAACAGCGCCGGAAAAAGTGTTGCAAACAGCGCAAAAACGGGGCTGAAAAGCGTTAAGACACATAGTGTTGGTTCTGACTTTGTAACCGGCTTTATAAATGGAATGGGATCGCAAAACGGCTCTCTCTTCAGTCCGGCGTGGAACTTGGGGAAATCCGCCTTGAGGTCTTTAAAGAAATCTATTGACTCCCATTCTCCCTCCAAACTAACAAAAGCGGAAGGAAACAACTTTTCTGATGGGTTTGCGTTAGGGATAGAGGACAAAGCCAAAAACGTAAAACAAAGTGCTGCTTTTATGGCGCAGAACGCGATGACCTCGTTTAAGCAGGAATTAAATCAGATGGCTTTCAACATAAAGGGGGCTGCTGATCAGCTCATTTCAATGAAGTCAGAGCTTACCATCCGGAATGAAGTTGATACACCTGCCTTAAATCAAAAGCTCGATGCTCTAATCACACTCCTGTCACAGCAACAGTCTGGTGGGGCAGGCCAGGCCGCGATACCTCAGCAGCCTATTATCATCCATCCGGCTGCGGTGCATATGGACGGCCAACAAATTGCGACGATCGCTTTTGAAAAAGGCGATGGCAGGATACTTGACCAGAAAGCAGCAGACCGATACAACCAGAATGCCTATAAAGGCGGTGTCAGATCATAATGCTAGATTTATATATTGATTTTAATAACGGTATGGGAGAACAAAGCTTATCACGTATTCCCCCTCGTTTTAAGGTGCGCACTTCACGCCTGAATCACCGAATATTGAACGAGAAACATCATCACTTCAAAGGATAAATGGTTTAGTGCCAACGCAGCACCCTCGGGACGTTGTTTACAAAGAGAGAAGCATCAAGGTTGAATTTTTAATTGATTCCATCATTCCCGAAACCTTTTATCAAAACCGGCATGAACTATATTCATTGTTAGTGCAGCCGTTTCCTTATTATATTTCGACGGACCTTCTGCCTAACCGTCGATTTCTTGTTACGTGTGACGGGAATTTTTCTATCCCTAAGGACAAACAGGAAAATCATGCCACATTTACAGTGGATTTCACGGACATTCTGGGGCTTTCCGAGTCGAAATATACCTCTTCTACCATCCAGAATTTCAATGGAGAGCACTGGAGTCCCGGCATGGGAATCCTTCGGAGAGATGATCTTGAATATCATTTCAAGAACCAAAAACGATTCAGCGTTTACAATCCCGGCGGCGCCGCGGTCAACACTCTGCAGCATGATTATAACGTCTATCTGTGGGCCAAAGGGACAAACGTAACCATTGCGAACCGAACGAACGGGGAAAAATTGAAAATTGAGCAGGAGCTAAAACGCTCGCAAAAAGTCACATTCATCAGGCAGTACACTGTAATCGGGGATAAGCGTCTGAAAACATCCGGCCGTCTGCCGACACTGGATGTAGGATGGAACGATTTTGAAATTATAAACTCAGATGACTTTGAAATTTTATTTGATACTCGTTTTTATTATAAGTAAGGAGGGATGACATGGCTACGGCTGACTTTATTAAAAGCCTGGTACCCGGGGCGCAAAAGGTACGGAAAAAATATAATGTCCTTGCCAGCCTTGTCATTGCTCAAGGCTGTCTGGAAAGTGGGTTCGGCACGAGTGGCCTTTCCAAACAAGCTTACAATTTGTTTGGGATAAAGGGAACCTATAACGGAAAATACGTGTTGATGTGGACCAGCGAGCAGGACAAATACGGGAATGTTGAGAGGGTACAAGCTAAATTCAGAAAGTACCCTTCATACGCTGAGAGTTTGGCCGATCTGGGAAGCTTATATAATCGTCTTGATCGGTATAAAGCAGTGGTAGGGGAAACGGATTATAAAAAAGCATGCCGAGCCGTTCAAAAAGCTGGCTACGCAACAGACATCAACTATGCTAATAAATTAATTACCATGATCGAACAGTATAAGTTGATGCAATATGACGATACATCAGAATTGCCGAATGAGCCTGATGATCCAGAATCCCCGGAGAACCCAGAAGAGGAACCGAGTTTTCCGAGCAAAGAATACGCGGGTAACGACATCCCTCTTAATAAAAAATTACCGTCAGATGTGGACTTTCCACAGTTGCATGTTTCCACCAAAGACGGAAATGACGTTGTGGAAGTAACAGGCGTGATCGTTGATCTTACAGACGATACTACCGGGAAAAAGAGCTTTACCTTTACAATTACCAAAACAGAGAGCAATGCGACTGAATTCGATTTACTGGTCAACGACAATATTCTTTACATTGATGAAAGGAGATTCAAACAACAAAAATACTATATTACAGATGTAGATTTGAAGCAGGCTAAAAACGTCCTGACAAAAACAATCACGGCCAACCATATTTTTACCGTTCTGCTTGCTGAGAATCGAGTGGATGATACAGTAACGAAGAAACTGACCGTTAAAAGAGGCCTTTGACATTGCGTTAAAAGGTACTGATTTTTCATATGTGCTGGAAGAGCCTGAAAGGAAATTCGCCACCGCCGAAGAAGAGAATTTCGGTGATAAAAACTCCACTGAATTAATAGATCAGCTCATAAATGATTATGAGTTAGAGCTTGACGTGGATAATTATAAAATTCATGTCTATAAGGAAATGGGGAAAGAGATTCCTTTCACTTTTGACTCCCGTTATAATATGCCGGGCATCAGTATCAAAACCAACTCGCAAAACTGCTCTACCCGTGCATGGGGATATGGTGCAATGTCTAAAGACAGTAAGAGCACAGACAAAAAACCGAAATACGTATTTGAGCCGATCTTGTACATCCATCCAGAGGAAAAGAAATTCCTGCGGGAAGGTAAACCGAAGTGGGCCGACCCGATCAGAGACGAAACTATAAAAAAGTCGAGCAGCATGGTTTCTGCGCTGAAAAAACATGTGAATCCATATCCGGAAACAGTCGTCAGTGTGGATTATCAATATGTATACGAACCGAAATTGCTCAAAATTGAAAAGCCGTTCTGGAAGGGTGATACAGTCCATATTTTAGCCGACACAGCAGACGGAACGACTTATGAGGATGATGTGCGGCTCTTAACGATTCAATACAATCCGCTAAATCCATACAGCAGCCCGAAGTTCACTTTTGCCAATTTCAGGAAAGACATACAAGATATTGCGGTGAATCAGGCCAAGAAGCTGAGAGGACAAAAACGATATATTGATCAAATACTGACAGCGCTTTGATAAGCGTTTTTTATTTTGTCGAAAAGGAGAGTGAATACAGTGTTGAGGTTGAAAAAAAATTACGATACCACTAGAAACTCTCGTTATGAGGATGAGTTATCTGGTGATATGGAAGCGATCGAGAGTAGCATAAACGGACTTGAAAGTGAAATTACCCGTCATAAGAAAGCTGCTACAGCACATACTTCTGAGCAAATTGATCACGGGGGCTTTTCTTTACGAACCTATATTGACAGTCTCTATAATCGGGTGCGCAATCTCATTCTTAATGCCGACGGGACAAATGTAAAAGAAGTAGTGGACGCCCGTGTTAATGCTGATGGGGAAATTGCCCCACTGCTGAAAGAGCGTCTCGACAAGGAATATAACAAACTTCTGCGCAAGATCACCAGAAACGTTAACGTAGACGACTACGGGGCCGACCCGACCGGAGAGACAGACAGCACAGAAGCATTTAAAAGAGCGATTGGAAACGGAAAGGTGCGGCTCAATCTGTCAGCCGGCGAATATGTCATAAGAGGCGCCAAACTGCCATCATGGACGTATTTGATCGGCCAGGGCATGGGCGTCACCACGCTGAAGCTGCACGAGGACACGCCGGCCAGTGAGTGGGTTGTCACAAATGCTGATCATGCGAAAGGCAACCGGAATATCGTTGTGGAAGGTATGTCGCTTGACTGGAACCCTGATCGCCAAGGCGGCGTAGGCGCAACCGGCGGTGTACATTCAAGCTGTCTTCTTTTCGCACAAGTAAAGTTTGGTATTGCACGCGGCGTTGAAGGCATTAATCCCGGCTTACATTGTTTTGATGTATCAGCGCCTTCATATGACATCACAGCAAAAGATTACACGGCAACGGGGAGCAAATTTATCTGGATTGATCAATGTGTTGGCTCGGGGTATGGTGACGACGGCATTACGACCCATTACAGCGAGTATATTTCCATCACAAATAATGTGATGACGAACCCGCGCGGCACTGCACACCGTAAAGGGGGAGCCAATTCAAACGGAATTGAAGTGGACGACGGCTCCAAGCATGTCTGGGTTATAGATAATTATACAGAGGGGAATGTGCGGGGCGTAGAGGTAAAAGCCCATAAGGAATGGCCGGCACCGAGTGACGTTCACATTCGCGGTCATGAATCATTTCGTGACGTTCGCTCATTTGATTTACGGCATATTGATCACCATCTTGTAAAAGACCCTTGGAGCGAGACGGCTCGTGATGTGACGTTAATAAACTGCACATCCCGGGAACCCGTCTATAATTCGCTTTATGAAGGATTAGCTCCGAAAGCCCTTGTCGTTTCGGCGTACCAGCGAGTTCAGATAATCGGTTTTAAAGCGATTGGTGATCCGACATATGACTACAAAGACGGCTCGATCATTGCCTTCCAGTATAAGAGCAGGAAGATAACAGTAAACAACTTGCATATAACCGGATTTAAAAAGGCTGATTGTGACATCTATATTACCGGCGGCGATCAGATGACCGACGATGTATTTATTTCTGATTTTGTTATTCATGATTCCGCAAGAACCGGCATCGCGATAGGGGGCGGCGTATATAATGTCAACTTGTTAAATGGGCTTATGCATGTGGCAAGCGGAACGGCCGGCATTACATCCCCGAACACTCAGACCAATATTTTTCTTGTCAGAGCTTACGGCTATAAAGATGCGGCTGTCATTGCGGGGGAAAAGCATTCAGTCGTTCCGAATAACGTCAAGGGAGGCTTTCGAGCAGCTTCCGGCTCCGGCCATGCACTGACGAAATACAGTGCGATTATTGCGTGTACGGGGGCGACGTATGCGAAGGGTGAGCGCAATCTGCTTGCAGGAAATGCGGGAGGTTCTTCCTCGGAAGGATCGCGCAACGGTGTCATGTTTTCATATGATTCTCACACAACAGGAGACGGGGCGTCCTCGGGTGTCATGTTCTCGAAGGCTACCAAGAATAGTAAATCTTACACATTGGCTTTAGGCCATGGAAACGGCAAAGCCTCGGAAGCCAACAAAAAAATTGAATTAAACGCAAAGAATGGAACAGTCAAGGCTACTGGCGCAATAGAAAGTGTATCGAATTTAAAAGACTTGGCGGAGTATTTTGAATCAGCTGACGGAGCAAAGATAGAGGCATCTTATCTTGTAGCGTTAGAGGGGGACAAAATCCGAAAAGCGCAAGAAGGCGACAAGATACTCGGGGTCGTTTCTAAGACTGCCGGGGTTGTGCTTGGCGGAGCTGCTTTCTATTGGAATGATCGTTTTCTTCGTGATGAATTTGGCGGCATTATCTACCGGGAAGTATTTGACGGTGAGGACATCATTACGATTCCAGCTGAGAACCCGAACTATGATCCGGAAGCTGAGTACAAGCCACGAGAGGAACGAGACGAGTGGCATATTATTGGATTGATTGGTCAAGTGTTCGTGCGCGTTGATGATACCGTTAACGTCGGTGACAGTGTTTCAGCAGTTGACGGCATCGCGACAAAGGCGGAAAGCGGCGGATACGGAACCGTGATGAGATTTGAATCCCCGTACGATGCGGAAAAAGGGTACGGTATGGCGCAAATGATGGTTACACCGCAGCACTAAGGAGGGATAAGCGACGATGTATAAAACGGGCAGCGTGCCGATCAACATTAATACAAATCCAATCAATGGCCGGAGTACAAATATACAATTTATGACGCAAGACACGGGCAGCGCAAAGCTGTTTTTTCCTTTTACAAAGGATGGTGTACCGTTGCCTCTGTCAGCCGTAGATGCAAAAATTGTCTTACTGTATGATGATGGATCGTTTTATAAAAAGAGCCTCACCATCACTGACAAGGTAAACGGCACAGCGGAATATGTGTTGTCCAATGCAGAACTCAAGCATTACGGAACGGTTAAGGCGGAAATCAAACTATATTACACGAACGGCCAAGCGCTGGCGACTTCATTTTTTACTTTCTCTATCGCCAAAACGTTAGAGGATCAGAACATCGTTCCGACAGCTGATTATTACATTGATGATTTTGAAACGCTGAGAGACGGGATAAACCACATCGTCGAAGAAATCAGTCAGACTGTCGAGGAATTACAGAAGAAATTTGCCGATCTGGAAGCTATTGAAACGAAAGAGGGCGCGCAGAAAAAAGCGGATGCTGCAGAGGAAAAGGCCAAGGCTTATACAAATGAACATGCGAATAATGAAGAAAAGCATATTGCGGCTGCCGAAAGAAAGGCGTGGAATGCCAAGGAAACCCCCTCCGGCGCGCAAAAGAAAGTAGACGCCCATGCGAACGATCAAGAAAAGCATGTTTCTGCAGCTGATCGGAAAGCTTGGGACAGTAAGGAAACAGAAGACGGAGCGCGAGATAAAGTCAATATCCATGCAAGTAACACGGACATTCACGTTACGGCCGAAGATCAAGCTTATTGGGATGACATGACCCGGCAGTTCAAAGCGCATAACTACAATCAAGAAAGGCATATATCTGCAGCCGAGCGGAAGACATGGAACGGAGCTGTCACATATGCCAATATCATGCTGAAGAACGGAGCCGCAGCAGGGACGCGGACACCGATGTATGCAAAGTGGGGGTCATTTTTAATCTTACGGGGGCATGTGAAAACAGACGCCGAAATCATATTCGGCTCCATCCCCGCGGCATACGCGCCCGCTGGCGGTTCCGTTATAACAGTGCCGTTAAGTGGTACAGGCGGCACAGCCAATTTAATCATTTATGATAATGGGGATTTAAAAATAAAATATCCGGACCCGGCGGACTCAAGTAAGATGGGCGGAGGCTACTATCTGGATGTGGTCGTGGGCTTTCAGGAAGGAGGGACAGCATGATTCAGGTTTATGAGTACGATGAAAATTTCATTTTGACCAAACCCGTTCCGATTGAGCCTGATGAAGAAGGAAACTATACAATTCCTGATAATTGCACAATCATCCAGCCTCCTTCTTTTATAAAGGCGATGTATCATCCAGCTGAGAAGATATGGACGGAGGCGGCCACAGAGGAAGAGAAAAAATCCTTGGAAAAGCAAATTGAAAGCGGACGCGTTCCTTCTCCCGTCGATGAATTGAAAGCTCAGAATGCGGCCGTTACAACGCAGCTTGCGGAAGCACAGAGCCTGGCCGAGTCACAAGCGCAAATGATTGCAAATCTTTATCTAATGCTGGCGGAGGGAGGGAAAGGGGTATGATGGATTGGTTTACAAGCGTTAAAACCATCTACGGATGGGGGCCGCAGTATTACAGTAATGCAGACGTGGCCCGTTTTGTGGAGTGGGGAAGAATTACAGAAGATGAATACAAACAAATAACCGGCTTAACCTATCCGATGACAAAACAGCCTGTCAGTGTGGATTTAGGCGGCGCCGCAAACTGATCAACACCCGGAGAGGTGTTTTTTATTTTGCCTCGAAGGAGGTGATAACAATTGGAGGGAATATACGTGTGGATGAATTTTGAGAGCTTACAGATCGCAAGAGCATATCTTTTTGGGGAGGTGAAATATCTTGATTTAATGCTGGTGCTGAACATCATTGACATCATTACCGGTGTGATAAAAGCATGGAAATTCAAGGAGCTTCGGAGCCGCAGCGCATGGTTCGGATATGTGCGTAAGATGCTTAGTTTTCTCGTGGTTATCGTGGCGAATGCTATTGATACGATTATGGATCTGAACGGCGTCCTGACCTTTGCGACCGTTCTTTTTTATATTGCAAATGAGGGCCTGTCCATCACAGAAAACTTGGCGCAGATCGGCGTTAAAATTCCGGCCGTCATCACTGACCGGCTTCATGTAATTGAAAGCGACAACGATCAGAAAACAGAAAAAGACGATCAGGCAGCTGGTTAACCCGGCGGCCTTTTTATATTCAAAACAGAATAGGAGAAGATGAAAAATGGTGAAAATCACAAAGGACTTTATTCCAGTAGGACACAGTAACAGACCGGGATACACAATGGACCCGGCATACATCACCGTTCACAACACGGCGAACACGGCGAGAGGGGCAAGCGCAGCCATGCACGCCCGTTATGAGAAAAATCCGGAAACACCCACCAGCTGGCACTTTACAGTAGACGACAAAGAGATTTATCAGCATCTGCCATTAAATGAGAACGGCTGGCACGCGGGAGACGGAAACCGCGGAACCGGGAACCGGAAATCTATCGGCATTGAAATCTGTGAGAATAGCGATGGAGATTTTGAGAAAGCCGTGGCGAATGCTCAATGGCTGATCAAAAAGCTCATGAAGGAGCAGGGGATTTCACTTGCAAATGTGGTACCTCATAAACATTGGTCAGGGAAACAATGCCCGCGCAAGCTGCTCGATCGGTGGGACTCTTTTAAAGCTGGTATCAGCGGGGCATCTTCGTCTTCGCCAGAAACAAAGCCCGGGGCGACATACACCGTTAAGAAAGGCGACACTTTGTCCGAAATTGCGGTGAAAACAGGCGTCAGTATGGCGAAGTTACAAGCATACAATGGCATTAAGAATGCGAATAAGATTACGGTCGGCCAAGTGTTAAAACTGACGGGGGCGGCCGGCTCTTCTAAACCGTCATCCAGCGGTAAAAAATACGTTTACCTTCCGGCTTCTGCCGATTCATGGCGCATCTATCCGACAAACAAAGCGCCGGTCAAAGGGAACGAAATTAACTATTTGCGTCCGAAAAAATTCGGCGGCCTTAAATACGAAATCCTTGCGAATCCGCAAACGGACGTTTACACGATCAAGACGGACCAGTTTGGAAAAGTGAATATCTACGCGGCGAAGTCCACAGGGGCAACAGTAAAATAAACGAAAATAAAGATCGGCGTTTTTGAGGTAATAAAAAAAGCTCCCTTTTGAGGGGGCTTTTATTTTGGCGGGCGGATTTCAATTAAAATCGTCTTCTTTTTAAGTTGATATTTTAATGTTAATTCACAAATTTCATTTGAGACTGAGTATTCAGGATTAGCCTCTTTGAGGGCAGTTTGTAAGGCCTCCTCTTCAAAATTTAAAGTTTTCATTAATTTATACCCTGCGAGAGTACCTGTGCTAGAGAAGTTTAAAACTTTGTCTTTATTAAAAGCTGTGCGGATGCGAAAGTCTATACCTTTTAGGTTCTTATCTTTATCGTGAATACTTGATAAGGTGTAATCTTTATACCCGTTGTTGCTGTCAGATTCCTTTGCCAGTATGTGTATATATCCCCCATTCACCTTGAAAAACTCTGAGTCTTTTTGTAGATGAGAAGGGATTTTTTCTTTGTCGTCATAATGCCCTTTGTTAATTTGTTTATTGTATTCTTCGATAAAGTCATCCAGGGTAAAACTAAATTCACCTTTTGGTTGATCTGCTTCAGTTTCAGATTTTAGGCTTTCACTTTTACTTTCGGGTACACCGCTACACCCCGCCAGCACCAAAAGTATAATCAGTAATATCTTTTTCATTATGATCCCCCTCTTATTTTAAAACGGACGTTTACATTTTAAAGCAAAGGAGGATTCATTTCTATGCATTGTAAAGAATTTGATAATGATTGGAATTGCGAGCCGAAGACAAAAGAGAAACTGAAAACTTAATTGAAATGAAATATCCCCCATTTTGGGGGGATTATTTGTTTTTCTCTTCTAATAGTTGAATGATTCTTTGATTAGCCTGTTTCTGCGCTCTCAATAACGAGACAATATTTCCTGTGAACCCAATTAAAATGACAAGCAGAAAAATTATAATCCACACAAGCCATACCCCCTAAGGTGTTATTACCGTCCTGAAAGTCGATTCACTTGTATTGTTTAAACCTTCATACATTGTACTTGTCTTGTATGGAGTTGGAAATAGGACAATTTGATAGTTTTCTTTATCCTCAACTTTCGGCATGTCAATTTCATATATATTTGTAGCACTCTCTTTAACGCTGGTAAAAGAAACAGGTTTCCCATTAACTGAGCTTTGTTCCGTCCCTGAGAGTGCAATTAAGGCATAATCAAGGGTAATTTCATGAGAATTAAAAATTTGCAAGTATGCTGTTTGGTTGCTTTTTGATTTAAATAGGATTTTATTTCCGGTTTTATTTGAGGTTAAAAATACTTGTTCGCCCGTTAATTCATCAGCTGTTTTTTGGGGTTTTAGGTCTTCTTTTTCATCCCGGCTTTTCCTGATGTAACGGAGAGTAAAGTTCTCTTGTAAACCTGATGCAATATCAAGGTTATTGCTTTCTTGTTTGTAATCAGGCTCAGGAATAACAATGAAACTTAACTCGCTGAAATTAGACGGTGGCTCAAATTCCAACTTGATTTTTTTCACTGAATCTTTATCCATTTTGAATGTATAAGATTTTTTGTACCCTCCGCCATTTGCTTTGAAAGGAATTGTCTTGAAGTCTGAGAGGATAACCAATCCATATGTTCTTTTGTCATTAAAATAATGACTAAAAGATAATACTTTTTTGTATCCCTTCCCGTTTTTCTTTCCAATATCCAAAGAGTCTAAAATTTGCCCGTCCTCTTCATATAAACCGTATGAAACGGTGTCAGTGCCGGGGCCGGTCACATCTTCTTGTTCATCATTGTACTTTTCATCATCTGTAACTGCAGAAGTCTGTTTGTTTTGATCTTTGTTAAAAAAGTAAAGGGATGCGGCAACTGCCAAAATTACGAAGGGAACACAAATTAAAAGAATCTTTTTCATTCTCATTTATATTTTAAAGAACGTCTTTTATGTTCCATTTTTTCTGATGCGTTACAGTTTTATATTTTTCCCTTACGTATTTGGAGTTACCATATGCTTTCCCTTTACATCCATATCCCCCGGTTACTGTTCCCACAGCTTCCGCCCCGGCATAGTTTGAATTACTATTTGTGTCAGTTTTGCTTTTTGAAAGCGCGCCGTTATTATAGTACAATCGTGATTTTGCCTCGATTGTATTTATTCTCATTTTGGCGCTGGCCTTTGTCAACATGGCGTAATTGCATGCGAAAAAGTCCAGCCCCTGTCTGCGCTTTTTTAAATTCCAATTGGTCTTATAATCAGGTTTTGACGCCATTACAGTATACGGGCTTTCGGTTGCTGTCTGAAGAATAGAGCCAGAGCTTTCCGTACTGTCTTCAATTGTAATCCATTCTTCATCGGTCTTAATAGATGCAGCAGAGGCGGTGTCTTGATAAGAAAGCAATGATCCGGAAGCTAAAGTAAAGGTAGCCAGGAAGGGTAAAACAAAATTTTTCATCTCAACTTCTCCTTTTTTGTTATTTTGTTACAGCGCCAATTATACAGGTCTACATTTTTTTATGAATGGGGAAAAACATCTGTAGATTCGACAATAGAGAGAAATAGTCCGCTATAATATCATTCTGAAAAAGTGGGTAAATAGCCTTTTTTTAAAATTGCGTGATATCGAAACGAGAAATTGCGTGATGTCGAAAAAAAATCCTATTAATTACATTTTATGTTAAAGGTATGCTAGAATATTGTTTGAGAAAATTTAGAATATTTGTAGAAAGACGGGTTTATCTTATGAGTAAACTGGCTTCTGAATGTGTTGCAAATATATTAAATGATTGGTATATCGCGATAAAACAACAAGACGCTGAGTCTGCTGAGAGATATTTTGAAGAGGTCAAACCATTGTTTGATGAGATGGAAGAGGATCAGGAAGTTTTGATGTATTATTCTTTGTTGGAGGAAAGGCATTTAATGCTCTTGTATCAGGTGAAAGGGGAGGAGCTTCCGCCTCATTCATATTTTAATGAAAACCACGCTGAGGAAATAAAAAAAACAGACCATATGATTGAATATTATTTCTTTCTATTTGAAGCGTTATATGAGTCGCACAAAAGGAATTTTGAGAAAGCAATTACTTTGTTCAAAATAGCAGAGAAAAAATTGAAAGATATACCCGATTGTATAGAGCGGGCTGAATTTTATTCGAAAGTGGCGTCTATGTATATGATGCTGCGGCAGAGTCTAATTTCTTTGAATTATATCAATGACTCTATACAAATTTATAGAGAGAACGAAGGCTATAAACGAAAGCTTGCCACGTCTCTTATGATTGTCGGGCAAAACTACACTGATTTAGGGCTTTACGAAAAAGCGGAGGAAAGTTTTTTAGAAGCAATCAGAATTTCGAGAGTTCTACACGATTCACTATTTACCGCATTAATACATCATAATTTAAGTATTACATATTCTGCAGCAAATCGTTCCCAAGACTGTATAAATGCCTTGAAAAAAGCCATCAGAAATAAAGAGTGGAGGGACTCGGTTTATTATATAAATTCCCTGTATATGTTTCTGAAAGAGCTTTATAAAATAGGGGATGTAAATAAAATGCCATATTATTATAAAAAGACAAAGGAATATTTTAAACGAAAAGAGAATAAGGTGTATGAGGCTAAAATAAATATTATTTACGGACTTCTGCAGCAGGATCAGAGGAAAAGCATTGAAACTTGTCGAGGTGGTATTTCTTACTTATATGAAGTAAATGACCTTGATAGCGTCTTTGATCTTTCTTTGGTTATTTCAGAACACTGTGAGAAGCATGGCTCTATAAAGAGGCGCTTGAATTTTCTAAGCATGCTATTTTAGCCGAGGAGAAAATGAGGCACCTGGAGGGATTATAATTGAAAAAAATTATTCTTTGTGCAGCCCTAACCTTCGTTACGTTAAGTGGTTTAGCTGTAGTCAAGATTAATCAAGAATCATCAGATGTTAAAATAACAGAGCGCCCGGTCTGGTACTCTAAAATTAGCAGAGCGGCCAGTTGGCACATAAAAAAACAAAAGCCCCCTGACAGGGCTTTTTATTTTAACTATATTCAAGCCCCGAGTAAGAGGGCTTTTTTTGGTTTGTTTCAAATGATTTTTTTGAAAACGAACATTTTTGTGAAACCATTTATTTTTAGCGCCGTCTAACATTAGTGGGCCTGAAGATTTTTTCGTATTTGTGTAAAGTTTTCGTGCTTATACTTTATATAAACCCTAATAAAAATGAATGTCTAAAATCCTGGCTTTATTGTCTTTCTTCTCAAACTCAATATGTTTTATTAACTCTTGTACAGTTTGCCTTTTTTCCTCTCCTGTTAAGACAGACCAGTTTTCCCTGAACATCTTTGCTAGCTCCTTAGCTCGCTCAATATTCAAAGGTTTTTCTATGGGGTGTAAATCATTCTGCTCAAGTTTGGCCAAAGCTTTTTGCAGTGCCTCTTTTGTTTCAGCCATAAGCTGCTCAAACTCTTGATCAGTCATTAGCTCCATGGACCAGGCTTTTTGGTATTTCTTTCTCTGCTTTTCAATACTAATTATTTTTTGATGGAGTTTATCGTAGTCCTGTTGCTTCTCTTGAGGTATTTTAGGCTCGCGCTTAAAGTTCGCATTCTGCATATATTCTATAAGTGCTTTTTCGAATTTTTTCTCACTTATTCCAATTGCCGGTTTTTTGTTTAGGGCGCATGCTTGGCATCTATAGTGATTACTTTCTACGTTCTTATTGTCTTTTTTCCTAAAATATATGGAGCGCTCGCACGTTAAGCGGCTGCCGCAATTGGGGCATAATATTTTTGCTTGGAAAATAAATATTGATGAGGTTTCCCTTCTTTTGAAATTTTGCCGATCGTGTAACATTTTTTGGAGCTGTTCGAATTCTTTTTTTGATATGTAGCCCTCAAATGCACCCTCTAATATTTCACCCGCCCAACGAAATCCGCCATATAATACCGGGTTTTTCAAGATAACCAGGATAGAAGCTATGTGCCACTTATACCCCCTTTTCGGAATAGCGTCAGATTCGTCAAGATAATCAGCCAGTTCTCTGAGCGAATAGCCTTTCTTGATCTTATCTATCATATCTAAAAGGACCTCGCCCTCCTCTGGATTCTTGACCAGGCTCTCACCCTCCTTTGTGAATCCGAATGGTGCGGGCGCGCTAAATTGTCCCTGACGCGCTTTTTCAACTTGCCCCATTTTAACCCGCTCCCCTAAGTTCTCTCGCTCCCATTGCGCCATGGCGGCCACTAATGTAATAAATAGCCGGCCTGTTGCTGATCCTGTGTCATAAACTTCCGTAGCAGAACGAAAGACTGCCTGATATTTATCAAAGTAATCTAAAAGGGAATAGAGGTCACGAACAGAGCGGGTCAGACGGTCGAGCCTGTAGACTAAAACTGTGTCAATAATGCCCTGTTCTATGTGCCTAAGCATCAGCTCCAACGACGGCCTATGTATGTCTTTTGCGGACTTGCCTTCATCAATATAAAATTTGTAACTATCCCATCCTTGAGAAATGCAATACGCTTTTAGCTTTTCCTTTTGGGCAGATATTGAGTACCCTTCTTTTGCTTGTTCTTCTGTTGAAACCCTAACGTATATCCCGACATTCTTTGGAGTGTTTTCATCCATCAAGTTCATGATAATCTATCCTCCCTTTTTGGAAACATATGTTCTGTTTTCGGGCTAAAAATTTTTTAGCTCTGATAGGTCTTTTAGGTGGGCTAACTCTGCAGGAACCCCATTCATGACAGCTATATCATCAAGGGTGAATTCAGTATTTTTATATTGGCTTACTACCCAATCGGGAAGAAGGAGCTCAACCGCAAAGGTATTTGCCTCAACCTCATATTTATCAACTGAGAAAAGAGTACGCTCTTTCATAAATGGTGTATTTGCCCGTGGGTGTAACTGTGCATGCCCTAATTCATGGGAGCACACAAAAGTTCTTTCTGCCTGGTTTAAGTTGGAATTGATAACGATATATTTATTTCGCTTATCATACTTATAAAAACCCATTATTTCATGATGCAAGTTCCATGGAATAACATTTATATTTATGTATGATGCAAGCTCATAAGGATTACTGGTTTTATACTTTTTAATTAGTCTTTGCACAGCTGCTTTTATCAAAGTATAAGGCCCCCTATTCTTGATCGTCATTTCTATATTTCTTTGGAGTGTACTTTTTATTTATTCTTTGCGTTTGACGAACTATGTGCTCCATCGCTTCCATGAGAGACTCAACAGCTTCTTGACTCATGGGCTCTCCAGAAAAGCTAAGACCGTCCGATTTTTCTAAGTCCTTTCTTATTTCCTCCATACGTTTTGCAATGTCCTTTTCTTCTTTTGAATTATATTCGGCCTGCTCTTCTTTAATAAGAGTTTCCTCGCCAACAATGGCAGAGACCTGAATGCCCAACGCGCCTGCAACTGCTTCTAATGTGGAAAGGCTTGGGTTGTATCTATCTCTTTCAATATCTGCAAGGTATGAACGTGAAAGATTGGCTTTTTCAGCCAGTTGCACTTGGGTTAATTTACGTTCCTTCCTAATGGCTTTGATTCTTTGCCCTACAGTCATTATGATCACCTATCTCCTTTACAACACATAGTGCCTCACTGTGCCACTGTGTCTTGTGGCATGACACAATTATAGTATCCGAATGTCGGAAATACAATACTAAAAAAGACGGAAATACAAGTATTTTTTAGTAAATTGACGGAAATACAAGATAAATACTCTCTGAATCTTTAAAATGCTTGAATTTCGTCAAATTTCGACTTTTACAAAATGTCGTGAATACCATACAATTTAGACATACCTTAACGGGAGGTGATAATCATGCTGGATGGGAAAAAGCTTAAGCTTGGGGCTTTAATTAAGGACAAAAGAAAAGAAAAGCACTTGAAACAGACAGAAATGGCGAAGGCACTGGGTATGTCCAGAACTTATCTCTCTGATATCGAAAACGGCAGATATCTGCCGAGTACAAAAACACTTTCCAGAATAGCGATTTTAATAAATCTGGATTTAAATGTGTTAAAAATGACGGAAATACAAGTAGTTGAGGAGGGTGGATATGATAGAGCTGCCGGCACATGTAGAAGACAGGCTTTATGAGATTTTTATGAAACTATCAGTTCCAAGGTTGCTTGAGAAAGAAGCCCTGGAGAAAGGAGAGAAGCCGAATGCGGAAAGAAAAGGCGCTTGACCTCGCGGCCTTCTTCGCTGAATTTGAACAAATGATGATCAAAAAAAATCGGCCACTCATCAGCGATTACTGTAGAAAAAAAATGGTTAAATACTGTGCTGTTTATTTAAATGTGGAAGGAAAGGAGCCAATCCATGAACTTAAATGAGTTTTTGAAAACAGATCGTCAAAATGCAGAACGAAAAATCAAGTCAATGGAATTTCTTCTACAAGACTTGATTCCGGACGCCCTTCAAGATGGTGACTTCGACGGCTGTTTAGAAATGGTTGAAACCCTAAAGCAGCATTGCGAAGAACTCAAACGGATGCATCACCCGATACAAGTTGTTCAATTGCATGAAATAGCAACCCGATTTTTTAACAGGGGGATAAACGTCGAACTAATAAGGCGGCCGGGTTCATGAACCTTGAGCATCCAATCATAACGGAAATTAACCGTTACGGTTATCCAAAAGAGTATCTCCATTATGACCGGGAACGGGAAGAGGATGCCGATGAAGAAGATCAATAAAAAAGCCCACACGGCAATGTGGACTCGTAAAAACAAAAGCAATTCCATTTTAAATGGAACTATAAACAAAATCAAATAAGGAAGGTGTCTCATATGAATCCATTACAGGACTTTGAACTAAACGAAATTAATAACGGCGGACTGCCAGGGGACCGTCCACAGTTTGAAATTACTGATATGAACAGCCTGAACTGGGCTTTTCGGAAAATTGCTGCACTTAAGTCGCAGGAAAAGGAAATCAAAGCGTTGGCAGCAACAGAAAAGAAACGTATTGAAGAATGGGAAAGGCAGGAGCTTAAGCCTTTAGTTGACAGTCTTTCATTCTTTGAAAACCTGGTTAGTGTCTATCATACAAAGCAGCTGCAGGAAGACCCAAAGGCAAAAACACTTTCCACACCTTATGGGAAATCAAAAAGCCGGACAACAAAAGCAGCGCCTAAAGAAGTGGACAAGGAAAAACTTCTGCAGCATGTGAAGAATGCCGGTATGGAAGAGTTTATAAAAGAGTCATTGTCATGGGGTGACCTTAAGAAGACATTGACTGTCACTGAGCTTGAAGGTAAACCGATCGTAATTGATTCAAATGGACAAGCTGTCCCGGGCGTAGAGGTGCAACCGGAAACAGTCAGCTTCAAAGTGGAGGTGTAAGGAATGTTTCAAGTAACAGACGCGCAACGTCAAAAGGAAAAAGCAATTGTTGGCTTTATTGGGCCAAGTGGTTCCGGAAAGACGGCCGGCGCCCTGCTAGTAGCTTACGGAATGATGCAGGAAGCATACCCAGACGCAAGTGATGAGGAAATCTGGTCAAAGATCGGCGTAGTTGATACCGAACACCGGCGCGCCAAACTATATGCAAACTTGCAATTTGATGATGTGAGGATCGGGAGCTTTAAGCATATTGATTTTACCCCGCCTTACACAACAGAACGGTATCAAATGGCTGTAGAGGCTATTAAAAATGCCGGGGCCGAGGTCGTTGTGATCGATTCGCTTTCCCACAACTGGCAGGGAGAAGGCGGAATAGTTGAAACACATGGCAGCATGTCCGGTAACTCGTTTCAAAACTGGGGCAAGCTTGCGCCGGAAACAACCAAGCTAATTAAGACGTTAACACAAAATGATGTTCACATCTTGGCGACATTGAGAACAAAAACGGAGTATGTAGTGGAGCCCGATGATAAAGGCAAAATGGCTCCGCGTAAGGTCGGGACAAAGCCCGTCCAAAAAGATGAAATGGAATATGAATTCATGCTCAATTTCACTATCGGCATTGATCATATGGCTGAGACGTCCAAGGACAATACGCGTATGTTTGAAGGCTCTTCAATCAAGTTAAGCCCGGAAGTCGGCCGGAAACTTTATCAGTGGCTTGAGCTCGGTATCGACGTAAAGGCGGAGGAAGAAACAGAACGCGTCGGCTTGATTACTCACATCAAAATGATGATTGAGGACAACGAAAAGGCTGCTCAAATGATTGAAGAATTTCAGATTAAAGCCAACCAGAAGCTTGAACAATGGAATATCAAACTGGCGACAGCTGCCCTTAAGAGATTAAAGGCTGCGGGAGGTGATCAAAATGAAGCTTGAGGAAATCCGGCAGCGTGCCGATGCGGCAACGGAAGGGCCGTGGCGAATCGGGAAGCAATCACCCAACGGATTAAATAATATCGGAACAATTGGCGGATTATTGACCGCACAAACAACGAATGAAGATGACGCAAAATACATCGCACACGCCCGTCAAGACATACCCTGGTTAATTTCAGAGATTGATAGATTAAACAGTGGCATAGACAGCGTGCTTTATGATCTGAGAAATGAAGACATCACCAATCCACATGTGGTGGAGCAAATTACTGAAAATCTTGTAGCAGTACTGAACGGCAAATAAAAAATTTGGAGGAATTAAATATGTTTACAGTAGACCACAGCAAAGGCGAAGCATTCGAACCAATTAAACCAGGAGAATATGAGGCGACGGTTATTAACTTTGAAGGAAAAACGGCTGCATCCGGAAATGAGCGTCTTGTCGTAGATTATGAAATTCGCTCTGACGTTGAGCAAGCATGCCAGGGCCAGAAAATCTTATACGACAATTTCACTGTTACAGATAATGCAATGTGGAGATTTCATCAAGCATCAAAGGCCGCGGGCTTCCCGAACGGAATGAAATTTAAGGATCATATTGAATGGGCAAATGCTTTTCTCAATAAACCGGTCCGCTTAGTTGTCGGAGAAAGAGAGCATAACGGCAAAAAATATCCCGAAGTTAAAGCATTCAAGCCGTCAGAAGCGCCGGCACCGGATACCGGCTCATTTACTGTGAGCGATGAAGATGTACCATTTTGATTACAAGAAACACATTTGAGGGAGTGTATAGCTCCCTCGTTTTTAAAGGGGAGTTAAACACATGTACGACTTTAAAAATATACCGCAAGAGCTAAAAAACGCCCCTCAGTGGATTCTATGGCGTTCGGAAGAGCGTAACGGTAAAAAAACGAAAGTGCCATATCAGATTGACGGCAGTTTGGCCCAATCAAGCAATAAGCGAACCTGGTCCACCTTTGCAACTATCATGAAGTTTTTCAATGAACAGGAGTATGACGGTATCGGCTTCATGTTCTCTAAAGATGATCCGTTCATTGGGATAGATATAGATCATTGTGTAAATGATGGTGTCCTGTCTCCTTTCGCCCAGGAAATTATTCAAACGATCAGCAGTTATACCGAATACTCTCCGAGTGGCGAGGGCGTTCATATTATCGCCAAAGGTAAGCTCCCATTACGCGGGCCAGGCACAGGGAGAAAAAATATAGATAAAGGCTTGGAAGTATACAGGCATGGCCGTTATTTTACATTCACCGGAAGCAGCCTTGATGTTGGACCTGTTCATGAACGATCGGCAGAGATCAAAACCATCTTTGATAAGTATCTGACTGAGAAGGACGAAGCAAGACCAGTCAGCACCCGATCACAACCAGAAAGCGATATGAGTAACCTTTCAAATAAAGAAATTTGGGAAAGAATGTTCAACAGTAAAAACGGAAAAAGCATTCAAGACCTGTTTAACGGCCAACTGGTTAATGACGACCATTCCTCGACAGATATGGCTTTATGTAATCACTTGGCATTCTGGACGGATAAGGACGCATCGAAAATGGATTCTATGTTTCGTGAATCAAATTTGTTTCGCGAAAAGTGGGATCGGCAGCATTCAGCCGACGGGGCTACATATGGAGAAATGACCATTGCTGCAGCTATCTACTCGACGGGCCCCACAATATCCGACCTGATGGAACAGCAGGAAAAGCCATATGAGGTTTATTTTTCTCAGCCGCCTACCGCCCAGGTAGAAGACACTGAGGAAATCATAGATACACCGCCGACTTTTCACTTAACGGAGCTCGGCAATGCTGAACGCATCGTATATTACCACGGGAAAAATATTCGCTATTGTAATGAGCTTGAATGGCTTATATGGAACGGGAAGATGTGGCAGGAGGACAGCAAGCGAAAGATTGAAGCTATAACAGCTCAAACTCTCCGGGCGATTTATGGCGAGGCCCAGGCTACTGAAGACGGATATAGGGAAAAGCAATTGAATGATTGGGCCAAGAAATGCGAGCGCCGTAATATTCGGATGAATACGATCCTCGACGCACGGCCAATGGTTTCCGTGAGAAAACAGGAGCTTGATTCACATAAATACTTGTTTAATTGCGAAAATGGCGTAATTGATTTAAAAACCGGCGATCTTCTGCCGCATGACCGCGATTTGCTATTTACAAAAATTTCACCAGTTGCATATGAAAAGGATGCTGACTGTCCCAACTGGAAAGCATTCATGGAGAGTATTTTCATAGATGAAGAGGGCAACCCGAACTATGAAATTATTGAATTTCTGCAGAAAGCAATTGGTTATTCATTGACCGGGGAGACTACGGAACAAGTCATGTTCTTCCTGTTCGGGAATGGCCGTAACGGTAAGTCAACGTTTATCAATACGGTACAACAACTGTTGGGCGACTATGGCCGGCAGACGAACAGCGACACATTCATAAAAAAGAAGAATGATAGCAGCATTAACAATGATATAGCCCGGCTCGACGGCGCCCGGTTTGTGTCGGCCGTGGAGAGTGAAGAGGGGCAGCAATTGTCTGAGTCGTTGGTGAAGCAGATCACCGGGGGCGAAAAGATGTCCGCGCGTTTCTTGCGCCAGGAGTATTTTGAGTTTACACCAGAATTTAAAGTGTTTTTTACAACAAACCATAAACCAATTGTAAAGGGCAGCGATGAAGGGATATGGCGCCGTATACGTCTTGTTCCGTTTACTGTCACGATTCCAAAAGAGAAAGTGGATAAGCAATTACCGCAAAAGCTTGCCGCAGAAATGCCTGGCATTCTCCGGTGGGCCGTTGAGGGCTGCTTAATGTGGCAGAAGGAAGGGTTAACCGAGCCAGAAGACATAAGGAAAGCCACGGAAGGATACCGCGAGGATATGGATATTCTCGGACCATACATGGAGGAAAGGTGCATTCTTCATCCCACTACAAAAGTAGAGGCGAAGGAGCTTTATAAAGATTACAAAGATTGGTGTTTTGAAAATGATGAGATTGAATTAAAGAATCGGGCGTTTTATCGACAGCTTGAAATCCGAGGTTTTAAAAAATATCGCGGTAACTATAACAAAAATTATTTCGATGGAATTGGCTTAATAAAAGAAAACCGAGATTTATACAAACAATTAAATCTATTCAAACACGATCAGAATAAATCAGATTTAAAAAGTAACAAAAATAACGTCACAAGTATTCAAAGGAAAAAGCTATAAACGTTGGTATGTCAAGGGTTGTGAGAGTTTTGTTAATATATGGTGTTACTTTTGTTACTTAAAAACCCTGTTCCTCTCACATGAAAATTAAATTAATAAAAAATAATATATATATACTATATAGCCTTAAATATAAAAATGAGTAACAAAAGTAACAAGAGGGGCTTGATCCCTTGGGAGAGTAAGGATGAGCTGTGTTACTTAAAAAGTAACAAAAAGTATCAAATAAGGTGTGAACAATTTGCATCCAAAAAAAATATGCTCTGATATGACGTTTTTGGGATCACCTTTAATACTTGATGGAAACGATCTTTATATTGAGAATCCTGAGAAAGTCTATCCGGAGCTTGAGGCGTTTGTCCAATCTTATAAAAAGCGTATTATCCGGTATTTGAAAGGTGAATACTCGGATCATGAACATAATGTGAAACAGACTATTGATAAAATCATTAATTATTTCATGGGCATTGATCAAGATATAAATAGAAAAATAGATGACTGGTTCAATCATGATTTTGAATCAGTTATGAAAGTGATGAAATTACTCGTTCTTTTTTGGGAGAACGGTTGGAGGAAGCTAAAAGAATCCGTTTCAAACTTTGAGAGCGAGGAAACGGACCAGCTTTCCATAGAAATTTATGATCGGGCCATGTCGTATTTTAAGGGGAAGAAAGCATGACAATTATTCACTATAACTATTCGGAAACTGAGTTAAAAGAAATTTTGGACAGCATGGTCATAATTGTGGACACACGAGAGCAAAAGAACCAGCATGTACTTGAGTATCTCCGCAAAAAGAAAGCATTAATCAAATTCAAGGGGATGAAAACAGGCGACTATTCCGCCATGATCCCAAAAAATGAAGAGTACGGCATCAGCCGGGACATGTATTTGAATGCAGCCATAGAACGGAAAAACGGAGTGGACGAGCTAGTTCAGTCGATAAAAGACCGCTCCCGTTTTGAAAATGAATTGATTCGGGCGTCCAGGCATCCTTTCACTCTTCTGGTGGAAGACCTGGAGGGGTATCAAAAAATATTGAACGGAAAATACCGTTCAAAGTATGAACCGAAAGCGCTGTTGGGCAGTTTGAAAACATTCGAAGTGCGCTACGGCTTTTCGACCGTTTTTATCAGTCCTAACGCTACCGGTAATTACATTTATCATCACTTTCATTACATGGCTCGGGAACTGCTAAAAGGCGGGCTTGTATAAATCAATAAAAACCAAAGGGAGGAAGTAACATGGCATTTGTAGGTTTTGAGGAATCGAAGGAAGTACGGCAGCTGGCTGAAAGTATAATTGACGAGCATCACCCACATTTAAAAGACGCTAAACAACAAATAGGGTTTTATCTCCGTGAAGGTAACAGCAAGTGGGCAGGGAAGGCGAAGAAGTGCACAGCGTTCGAACGTCATATGACGGATTACATGTTATTCGTTTTTATCAATAAGGCTGCATGGAAGGCAATGCCGGAGGAACAGCGCGCCGCTCTGGTAGATCATGAGCTTTGCCATTTTACTCGAGAAGAATGGGAAGAGCCCGACCCGAAAGATCAAAGGAAATGGGTGAAGGTATACGGTGCCGCTACTGATCCAGACAGCTGGGGCATCCGTAAGCATGATGTTGAGGAATTTCCTGAGATTATAGAGCGTCATGGTTTATGGGATACAGGAATTGAAACATTTCCCGAGGCTGTCCGTGAAGCTGATCACCAACTGACTATTTCGGACGTACAGCGTCTATCAAGGGTGAAATAAATGGGGGTAGTCAAAAACTACCTTTTGGGGGATTTTCCATACATTGAAACCGAACGTAAGTTTGTATTAGTGATAAAAAATAAGATATACGGCCCGTACGATAACAGCAAGTTGAAAGCTATTTTCCATGCTTTGGAATGTGGCTTGAAAAAGTAGCGTTGAGGAGGAAATAGCGTGAAAGATAAAAGAGAAATTGACCGATTGATTGCTGAAAAGGTGATGGGGTGGAAAACTCAAACCTTTCCTAACATCGGTGTTACATCAGTATACACAGAAGACGGAGAATTGACCATTCCGAAGCAGTTTTCTCCGACCGAAAACCTTGATCAAACTTGGTCGGTAGTGGAGAAATTCAAACTTGTGAAAATTGAAAGAGATTCAACCAGAAGTTATGCACCATACCTTGCAGTAATACCAACAGAGGAACGCGTTTTCACAGCTATTGCCGCAACGCCTCAAATGGCAATTTGCATAGTGGCTTTGAATGCCTGTGGTACCGATATAAAACAATGAAACAGGTACCTGAAATGAAAGATGGAATGGAGGGCGCGGAGTGACCATCTATATTTTAGCTGCTCTCTTCATGTTTAATTCAGTTGCACTTCTCATATGGGTTTGCTTAACTGAACGACGAATACAAAAATGGGAACGTGAAAAATAAGGAAAGGAGGACGGGTGTGACAGAACAACTTTCATTCCTTCATCCTGTGGATTTGAAGGCAGTCCGTAAAATCGTGATCAAAGAACTCAAAGATTATCGAGCATTAAAAGTACAGCTTGAGAATAAAAAGGAATCGGTTGACGCTGGCATCAGCCCGTTTCCTTCAATCAGAGATTCTTTCATATTAAATGAACTGAAGGTTAAGCAGATGGAAAGGGCGTTAGAAAACTGCCTGGACGATGAAGAACGAATGATCATTGAGAAAAAATACTTAACAGCCAGCCAAACAAAAGACATTCATATCTATATGGAACTCGGCATGAAGAAGGATACCTATTATGAAATAAAACAGCGTGCCATTTTACGCATTGCTACAGCACTCGGAATTATCTGAGTGCTTTTTTTATCGACAAATTCCCGACAAAACGGGGGACAAATTGGGGGAGAAAAGGGGGGACTATTTATGTTTGAAATCTCGATAAACTTAACCTATCAACAAAACACGGGTGACGCGCCTAACCCTTATCAATGGCGTATCCGGATACGGAACAAAGGTGTTGAGGAATGAAGCCGAACGAGAGGAACATTCTGAGCCTGGATAGCAGCTGGTCTGCGGCGGCCGTATCGGGGAAAGAGTAATTACGTTTTATCCGCGTTCTTACTATACCTGGCTTCCTCTCGGAGTATATGTGTAAGGCGCAATTCTTATTAAGCGATTAGCACAAGGAGTTGATAAAAAAGAGCAACCCGTAGGCTGCTCAATTTATATCATTATCTGTATCACTTGTCATGTTTTATTTCAATGGTTTTGTTTAATGAAAAAATTTACAACCTTGGATTTTTATGAATCCCTAGATGTTCTTTAATGGCTTCTTGAAGTAACTGAGAATAGTTTACCTTATGCTCTTTTGCAATGTCATCCATCCAGCGGGGGATAGTAAGTGTTTTCTTAACTGCTGCATTTTCCATATCATGACGAAATGGAGGCATCCAAGTTTCAATTAAAACGACGCTTTGGCTTTCCTCTGCTTTGATTTCCTTTGAAGGTGTAGCTTCAGGTATTATATCACCGTCTTGTTCGAAGCCATAAAGGTGCAAGGCCATAGCTTCTTTTGCCATTGTTAAAGCTTCTCCGCCAGAGTTGCCAAAAGTGATACAACCAGGTAAATCTGGAAATGTTACAGTGATGCCGTCGTCATCATAATCGAAAAGAGCAGGATAAATGTATCTATCCTTTTTCAAGTTAATGCACCCTCTCAAATTTTATTGTGTGAAGTGATTTATATTGTAAAGCAAGGAGGGCTATTCAAGCCCCGCCTGCTTCATGATTGATTTTACTGTTTTCTTTGGAAAGTCTTTTTTAGGATGTGGGATGGTAACCGTTCCGGGCTTTGTCGGATGTTTGAATTGATGATGACTTCCTTTTGCTCGGACTTCGTACCAACCATCTTTTTCAATTAGCTTGATTAATTCTCGCGAACTCATTAGATGATTACCATCTCCTTTCTATATATTTATTATAACACGTATTATAATACGTGTCGACTCTTATTTTTGAAAAAAACATTTTTTTGTCTTACGTTTGAGACTAATATGTGAAAGGACTTTTTTTCGACAAATTCTGCAAATTATTCCTTATTTCTCCTCTTTCACCGATAATAAGGTGGGAGGTGATAACATGGGTTATAGGTATGATATGGGAAAATATAGTCCTCAGCAGCAAGCAATTGTACGTCAAAGAGATGAAGCAGAAAAACGTCGTCGAGAAGAAGCTGAACGACAAAAAGTGAAATGCGAGGGAAGTCCAAGAAATGGTGATTATGAGGGTGTCTATTTCACCAAAAACGGAGAATATTTATTGGAATTAAGAGTCTCTGGGACTGCTCTTGTAAATGCTCCTTGTAATTTAAAGGATATTGACATAACGAAATGGTTGTGTAAAACAGGGAGATTATATCTTGATAAGGTTAAGAAATTTGAAATAGTTACTATTCTTTCCCATGACGTAGAAAATCAAAAGATTATAACAGAATGGGAGTCACTCCGCAGAGAGGCTTTACCCGAACAATTTGATTCATAAGAACTAATTAGTAGCGCTTTCCAATGGAGGCGCTTTTTTATTTGGGTAGTTGCATACCACTAAAGATGTTCAGGTGCACATGAGCATTGGAGGAAAGGAACGCTTTAGGGGGAAGGGAAACCTTTAAACAGTCTTAATCCCCCTTGATTTTATGTTCTCTGTAAACTGCGTCCGGTAAATCTCAGGATAGACAATCGGCGGTTAACGGCTTGAGTGCGGGGGCAGTTTAGAAAGAATATGATTGGAGGGATTGGAATGAAAAAAGCTTTGAAGCCTTGCAATGAACCCGGCTGTCCAAACCTCACACGAGAGGGCTACTGTGAACAGCACAGGCGAACCAAGCCGGCCTATGATCAATACCGGGAGTCTGCGGCCAAACGGGGGTATAACAGCAAGTGGAGACAGGCGCGTGCTGGCTACCTGTCCAAACATCCATTATGTGCCGCCTGCTTGATGCAGGGCAGAAGAACCCCGGCGACAGTTGTCGATCATATCGTTCCGCATAAAGGTGACATGAAACTATTCTGGGATTCAAGTAAATGGCAGCCCCTATGTGGCCCGTGCCACGGCCGGAAGACAGCGAAGGAGGATGGAGGATTTGGAAACAGAACATCAAACGTGCGTGTGTGATCAATGTATGACCAGACTGCTTATCAAAGGCTGTTCAAAGATCAGGAAGCACGACAACGGAATCAAAGAGCATTATATCAAGTGTCCACGCTGCAAGGCTGAGTATACATCCTTCTATACGAACGAGGACATCAGACAAATGCAGCACAGAATAAGAAAGATGTTTGCTCTTCGTCGTAACATGAAAAAGGAATCAGCTGTCGATCTATATTCAAAGAAAATAGAAGCAGCACAAACCGAAATACAAGCAGCCATGAGCCAGCTGAAGAAGGAGATGGAGACCCCCCACCCTTAAATCCCTAGAGGACGTTTGCCGGAGACCGCGCTCC